GGATTGGCTACTTCGCCGGTTTGCACATCCAGCGTGAACTGCGAATAGAACATGCGTTTGTTTTCGTTGGCGATGTGCGAGGCGATTCTCTGCCGCATAATCGCCGTGCCGGCATCGTCGTAATAGTCGAGCGACATCCTGTAGATCTGTCCGGTCTGCCAGTCGCCCACGTAATGCTGGCCCCAGACGTAACCGTGCAGGTAGCCGCGGGTGCGCGGAGCCGTAGGGGGTGGCCCCAGCGTTGCACCCGAGGAGCGCCGGTGCCACTGGTCCTCGGTCCGGTCGTAGACCCAGGTGGCATTGGCTGTGGGAAACGAGAGCACGTAAAAGGCGTGCCCGCTGTCCAGATAGGCGTAGCCCACGGCATCGCTCACAGTGGAGTATTTCTGCCAGATCTGCTCGAGTGGAGGCGTCGAAATACGGGACCACTGATAGCCCTGGATCAGCAGCGCGGCCGGACCACCGCGGAAGTCCGTACCGAGCATCGCGATTCCATCGGGCAGCTTGTCCACGCTGTACGGCGCCACGCATCCGACAGCGAGTATCTCGCCCGGAATGCGCTGAAAGGGAAAATCCGCATCTCCTGTATCCCGCCAGATCTCGAGCGTCTGTTTGCCCAGGAGGTACAGGTTCGACTGGTCCGCAATGACCGCCTGAATGTGATCGGGATAACCTTCCTTGACCGCAAAATCCAATACGTTCCAGGTGGAAAAATCATGCAGCGCGCTGATATTGATCTGGGCGGAATTCGGCTGCGAGATGATCGCGTAGCCGTCCATGTAGGTACCGCTGGAGGCTTTTACGTAGCTGCTGATGGTCGTGTACGGCCCCTGGACGACCGGCGTTATAGGCACGCTGACATTCAGAAACCCGTTCTGTCCGAATACCTGCGTTACCGTCCCATAGGTTGTGCCGGCCAAGGTAAACGGTAAGCCCACCATCGAAGCGTCGAACTGATCTCCGGCGATCCAGTACACCTGCGTCGAGCCGCCTCCCGAACTCCTGGCCGTTCCCGTCGCGGTGGGGAACCCCGGCTGCACTGGGCCGGCTCCGTTATCGCAAAAGAAATTTCCATTCGACACAATGCCGACCTGATTGCCGTTGGGAAAGACTTGCACCGGGTTGCCGTCGTTGCCAACATTGCCGCGGTCGTTGTAGGTGGCGTTCTGGAAAACTTCGTAATAGTGGCTGCCGCCAACGGCGAATAGCCGGTTTTCACCGACCCACAGCCCGCGGACAGGCGCATTCGGCAGCGTAAGGAAATTCTGCAGGCCCGGCGTGCCAACTAGTTGCGCTTTGCTTTTGCCGGTCCCGCTGCGGTCGGTCTCTGGGTACAAATTGATCGAGGACTGCGCGTCGGCCCGCGCAATGCTGTTCGGATAACTCCCACTGATGAATCCGAAAGTCATGTTATAATAGGGGTTAGGCCACCAGAGTGGGTCGCTCCGATGGCCACATCCAGCCTATGAGGGAGGCCCGATGCCCCGTCCAAAGTATAACGAAACCGGCATTGATTACATAATCAGGTGTCCTTCAGGGACAAGTATTGATCGAGCTGGTGCCAACGTTGGAGGCAATGGCCGATTTCGTCAAAGCCGGGTTGATCTGGCAGGGAACCATTCCTTGCCGCGTATCGAATACGTTGCCGGTGATGGCGAGATAATCGCTCGTTCCGGGACTGACAATGATTCCAACCACGCCATTTTGCGCCTGGAAATAATTGCTGTTGATGTTCACATAGCTGACGTTGGCGTCGATCCACACGGCCATGGCCGCGGCCAGATTCTGGAAAGTGTTGCCAACAATCGAAGTTCCATACGAGCCGGTTTTCATGTGAATGCCGGAAACCATCGCTCCCGCGCCGGTGATCGTCGAATTCTCCACTTTGTTAAATAACGCCAGATTGTCAAGCGATACCGCGGTACCGGAAAAACGATCTATATCCAGGTGCGTCATTTTGGTCCAGCTCGGGGAGGCTGCGGTGGCGCCGACCGTGTTGCGGTTCAGGTCAATGGCATCTATAGGCGTAACGATGGTGGCATCGTCGATGGTGTCGCCTTCGTTATCGTTCAAAAACAAAATGCCATTGGTCACATTCTGCAAATCCGCCGTTTTAAAGGCACGGATGGTACAGGTTATACAACGCTGCAGTGTAATGTAGTAGTTATTCGAGCCCAGACCAAGAGAAGTGGAACGGCCAGTTGGATACTGCCCCACATTCGAAAACACCGCATTCAAGAGAAAAGCGCCCGCGCTATCCGTGGTGGAACCTGCCCAGAGTGTGGAATTGCCCTGCAGCGTAATACGGTCAACATTGGCCGGATTCCCGCCGCGGTCCAGATATAGGCAATAGAAAACATCGATGCACAACACATCGTGAATCGCATACATGGCACTACTGACGATATTGATGGCTTTTATAGTGTTGAGCGCCGGCAGTGGCGCCAGCGCGATAATCTGTAATCCTCCCATGTCCAGGTTCAGAAAACCCGGCACGGCATTCACATTGAATACCGTCATACCATTCACTTGCGGATAGATCACCGAACAGGCTCCCAAGCCTCTCACCGTCATGTTCTGGTAGGGAATGGTGACTGTGCCGTAAATGTTGTAAGAGCCGCAGCCGATCGTGACCGACCCCTGAGTGCCCGCCGCCACGATGGCTTCAGCGATCCCGCCCGAAGCCGGCCCTACCATCCAGGCGCCGGTATGCGCATTGGCGCAATTCAATATAATCTGGCCCGATACGGAACCCGCTGTCCCGCTGCCGCCCGTGATCAGGCACGCTTCCGCGGCGCCAGTGCCTCCCGACACGTATAGATAATGCCCGGTATCAGACCCGTTCAGGCCCAACGGTACCGGAGTCATGGTAATGGTGCTGTTGCCGGAGATCAGGGAACCGCCTGGCATCTGCGGCGGGAAGGCATAAGAAGAAGAGAGTTTGGAAGGCGAGCTAAGATTCACGTTCTGGAGATTCGGGCCGAGCGCACCCTCGATCGCCTTGATCTCATCCTTCATGGAGTTGTGATGTTTCGCCACTACATTGCCGATCACACAACCAGCGAAGCTCGATCCGCTGCACGGCCCCAGATTGTGCGCCGCTGCCGTGGTGCCATCATAGCCGCGGCCGCCGGTACTGGGACACGCCGTAGCTGTGCCGATGGTGAGCGTGTTGCCCGTATGCGCGCAAACGAACATGATCTCCAGGTCGATGGAAACTACAGAATTGGGCAGGATGGCCGCCTGGCCGGCAGGCGTCGCAGCAATCACAATGGTCGTGTCGGAGACGCCTACCGCGGACTGCAGCTTTACCTTGATGGAATTCTGCGCGACCAGCATGTCGCCATCGGTGGCGATGCTGCCGGGATACTTCTGCCCATACATCGAGACACACGCCAGCAATAACACCAGTCGAAGTTTCATATCGGGAATTACCTTCGCGAATCAGGCTGCTTGTTGCGGTGCGACCGGAGGCGGCACCGGCGGTGGTTCGACCGTATTGGGACGTCCGAGGATGGAATGGTTCAGGCCGGTGATCGAGGTTTTGGCATCCGCGGCGAGGCTCGCCAGTTCCTGGGATACGGGGCGCCCGAATTCAGGCGCCATCTCAAAAGCCAGCGCCCATCTCAGAGCGCGTGTATAACCGGGCGCGAGATTGATGGTGTCGCTCAAGTTAACGAATGACGCCAGAGGCTTGTAGGAGGCGATCTCGATCTGGCCGCCAGCCGCCGGTACCGGCAGCAGAAAAATGCTGATTAGAGGAAACCCGCCGTCCTGCCACCACACCTCGGCGAATAGTCCATGCACCGTCGTATCCGGTCTGGCTTCAAATTCTTCGATCGTAACCATACGTGCTGGTTGGCGGGCGCCGTTGGAGGAAGTGATGGCGATGGCTTCGATTTTGACCGGACGCGGCGTATTCAAGCTTCCGCCGTTGAGTCCCATGGTATAGGAAGGCAGCCCCGTCAAAGGGAAATACTCGCGGATCATCGGCAGTACCGGCAGAATCTGCGGACTCCAGGAGGACAGGATATCGTTAGCGGCAGAGAGCGCGTCGGTGAGTTCCGAAGTGGAGGGAACCTCTTCGGCGGCCACGACCCCGAGTGATCGTATAGCTGCCGTTAAAAGATCTTGAACAAGCATGGCAATAGCCTCCTCACATGCCGCTCATATAATTCCAGTCGCCTCGCCCGGCCCCGCGGTAGCGCTGGCCTTCGGTTCCATAATCATTCGACCCCATCGGCGTAGCTGGCGAATTCAGCGCTTTGACGCGCGCCAGCGTACGCCGCGCTTCCGTCAGCACGTTGGGAGGCGCTACGGTGCCGAACTGGTCCGCCAGCCGCACTGCGAGGTTGTAAACAAACATGTCCGCATAGCCCGGCGGCACGATCACCGAATCGGTGATGGCGAAGTATTGCTGGAGCGGCGACCAGGTCCACAGTTCGACATCGCACGCCGCAGTCGGGTAGCCCCAGAAGTACAGGTTGGCGAGCGGATAATTGTAGTCGCAGAACATCACCTGCGGAACCGTAGTCGGCACCTGGCGCACAGTGATGGAAGCCCATTGATCCGCTGTCGCTAAGACCAGCGGCAGGTATACGGGCGACGGGGAGTTGGTCAGAACCAGGCGTGCCTGATCGATGCGGATGGGCCGCGGAACCGGGAAATCGGCGATCTCGACTCCCAGCGGATCGATGCCGATGGAATAACTCAGTTTGGGCGGCGCCAGAGTATAGCGGTTGTTATTGATGGAAAAAATGCCGTCATGCTGGATATTGACCGAATCGAGCATCCCGTTTAACGCGATCAGGGCGTCGTTGAACTGCTCCGGGTTGGCGGTACGTCCCGGCCCGCGGGTAATCTGTGCCAGGCGCAGTGCGCGGTAGAGGATCGCATCCTGGACGCTTAGCGCCACACCGGGCCCGGTGGGAGGTCCACCCGGACCCCAGACGATGCCACCCGGACCCCAGCCGCCACCCATGCCCATACTATTTCCGTTTCTGCCTGAGCGTTTCGTTCTCAGCTTTAAGGCTAGCCAGTTGCCGTTCCAGTTCTTGCTGCGAAGGCTTGCGCGCTTCCCGGTCAATCGCGTTAACTTCAGCCTGCATGGCCGGACTCAATTCGTCCCCCAGATTCACTTCCATCACTGCGGGAGGTGTGATCGACCAGTCCCGCGCCAGCAACTCCTCGAGCTCGTCTCGAGTATTGGCAAGAGCCGTTTTTGTGTCCCGATACACCAGCCGCGGAAATTCCTGGTAGCGGTAGGGAGGCGTGGGCGGTTTGTTCAGGTCGAATTCGCGGGTCATGGCCGCATGCTGCGCATCGTGCTGGAACAGCACTCCGCGCAAAGCTTCGATCTGTTCGTGTGACATGCCGCTTACATCGATGGACTGGCGCTGCGGCAAGCCGTAGACTGCAGTCTGCTGAATCTGTTTTTGTTCTTCCGTTAGGTTCATTGCGGGGGCGGCTCCGTAGGCTGGGTTCCGGACCCGGATTGCGCCTGGTGCTGTTTGAGCTGGTCGCCCGGCTGCTTGGGTTTAGGCACCTCCGTGGTGTAGCCTTTAGATTCTTCCTGTTTCTGCTCGTCGGCATTGTTCACCACCACCGTTTCAGGCGGTGGCGGCTCGATCAAGGGCTGCGCGATATAACTGCCCTGCTTGTACATGACCTTGGGAAACTCCT